ACCGAAAAGAGCGGCAATCGTTACACCACCTTTTAACAGTTTCTCACCTGGCATATTTCCAAATATAATCATAGGAGGAATCAACGCATTAACAGCTATAGCCATAATAGCCATAGCACCAGCTCCTCCAATGGCAGATTTAGCTATTCGTGTAGCAATCGCCAATGAACCGAGCAAAGATACTATTGTAAGACCGCCTTGAATTAATGCGTCACCTGGCATATTTCCAAATATAATCATAGGAGGAATCAACGCATTAACAGCTAAAGCCATGATAGCCATAGCGCCTGCTCCAACAATAGCAGATTTAGCTATTCGTGTAGCAATCGCCAATGAACCAAGCAAAGATACTATTGTAAGACCGCCTTTTACTAATTTATCAGTCGGCATGTTAGAAAACACCAACATGGGCGGTATTAACGCATCCACAGCCAAACCCATAAAAAGGAAACTACTAGCGGCAACTTTACTAGTTCCAATAGCTTTTGCAGCTATTGCCATTATAGCCACTAAGCCAGCTATCGCTAACTCGCCTTTTATAATATTACCGGTTTCCATCCCTCCGAGTTTATCAACAGCTAATGATAGCACAGCCAAAGATATAGAAATCTGTAGAAAATCTTTAGCCATAGAATTAGCCGAAGATAGATCTATTTTCCCCTTTTTACCAAGAAATGCAAATAAACCTATAACCCCAAATATCACTCCGCTTATTAATCCGAGAGTAATAAGAGCCTTTTTAAGTTCATCTGGTGGAATTAAAGAAATCAGTAATAGTGATGCCGCTATAGCCAAAACAGCTGTGGCAAACGATTTAAAACTAGATACTACACTAGTTTTTACGTTTAGTTTTTTACTCACTCCATTGACTAAATCAGAGACCGAATTAAACATCTTAGACATTGATAATAGGGTCTTCAACACTCCAAATACCATGAGTGCTTTCGTCAAATGTTTTAAAACGAACCCCCAATCAATTTTCGACAAGGCATCGGCAATAATGGTAAAGTAACTTTTTATATTTTCAAGGATGCTGGAATCTTCCATTGCGTCTTCTATGTTTGTTCCGACGCCATCAATTATTGCATCTTTTAAACCAGTAAACGCTTCAACTAAATTCCAGTTTTTTAAAGATTCTTTAATCCCCTCAATAAAACCGTTTCCTATTTCGCCACTGCTATCTTTCCCGGTAAAAAAGTTTTTAATGTTTTCAATAAAACCTTGAAGTTCATCTTTTTTACTTACGATCAGATCGATAAAATCGGCAAGTTTATCTGCGGCTTTTCCAAGCCAATCCGCCAACTTATCAGCCCAACTCGTATCTGGTATATGATCGTTAAACGAATTTAATTTATCTATAAACCTATCAAAAACATTAGCCGCAACACTTTTAACAAGATCCCACAGTTTAGTTAAAGAATCATGCAAATGCTTAAAACCGTCGGACTGTTTAAAAGTATCAAAAGCATCTTTGAGCGTGGTCTTAAAAGCGGTAATAGACTCTGAGATCTTATCAAATACCACTTTTATTGCTTCTACAAGTTTTGCTTTTCTAGATGTTTCGTCAAAAGCCTTGTTGGTTTTATCGAATCCAGCAATAAACTCCAAGACCTTATTTCTTATTTCAGTAAACACGCCGGTCAAGGTTAGGAATTTATTAATGATAAAACCGACAACGCCTAATCCGCCTTTTAATATTGTAAAAAGAACTGTAAATACGGTTTTAAGACCTTCGGACTGGGTTTCATTAAGTTTTAAACTATCTGCAAACTCCCTGAATCTATAAGCTATGTCATAAATCTTTTTGGAAAGAGATCCTGTAAACACGGATTCAAAAGTAGTCTTAACGATACTTCCGTATTGTCCAAAAGCAACTATAAATTTCCTTATTCCAGCAAAGAAGTTGTTACTGGCTCTTTCTCTATAGTCCTGACCAATTTTTTCTTGAGCTTCTTTAACACCGTCGATCTTATCTCTTAGATCCTTGAACGCCGAAGACGACTTTTTTACGGTTTTAGTAGTCTCTTTCGCCTGAACCTCATAACGAAAGTCAGATCCACTAAGCTCGTTAACTTTATTTTGAACTTCCTCGTATGAATATCCGAGTGCTTCAAGTTGTGCTCGTCTTTCATCACCGCTACCGTATTTACCTGATATTACTTCACGAGCCACTTTCTCGATTTCTTCAGCCGCCTTAGCTGCTGAATCAGCGACCTCTTCGGTTTCCTCTGCTGTTTTCTTAGAATCTCCTAAGAAAGCCTTTAATTTATCATTCAGCCATCCAAGAGTCTTTACTGTATTCTTTGTGGCGGTAGAAAAATCAAAGTTCAGAGTATTGATAAATGGTTTTAATGCTTCGTGAACGTTATCAATAAGAGGCCTTAAAGAATTAAATATGTCTCTAAAATTTCTAAGAGCGGGTGTTGCTACCTCAGCACCAATTCTGGCGAGAGCCGCACGCATATTTGAAAGTGAACCTGTAAAAGTTTCATTAGCTTTAGTTGCGTGCTCACCAAATGCCTCTGCCATGCCGGCTGCGAACTCATCGAAGCTGATTTCGCCTTTACTTACCATGTCGCGGAATTCGGCTTCGGTTATGTTCATCTGCTTGGAAAGAGTCGCCGCCACGTTCAAACCACTACTGGCGAACTGCAATAGCTGGTCGCCCATCAATCTTCCCTGACCCGCAACCGTTGTAAAAATTCGACCGATATCGTCATAATTTCTACCGGTCATTGCCGCTGCACCAGCCACACCCTTCAGATAAGAGAGCATCTGATCGGCATCCTCAATACCAGTGGCAACGAACTGAGAAGCGACTTTAGCGGCCTGATCCAAGCCGTATGCGGTACCCTTAACTGACTGGTTAACCGATTCCATGATGGCTGCTATTTTTTCAGCACCGTCAGCCGACCCGCCAAGCAAACCCTCAAGCTGGAAGTTTGCCTGTTCGAGATTCATGGCTCTTCGCCAACCACCCGATTTAATCGGATCGACAATCGAATTTACCAGATTCGAGCCGAATCTCATCGCTGAATCAGTTAGGTTCTCCAGAACTCTCTTACCAACTACCTCGAGAGCTGAAAACTTTGTTGTGACTGTGCCTATGGACTGTCCGATGTTAGAGATGTCGAATCTCTTAGCAGTGCTGGAAATAGCATCCAATCCCTTGGATGCGCCATCGAGTTTGAGGTTTTCTTTTAGTTTTTTGAGTGTTTCGTTCGACTTTTCAACGTTTTTATCAAACTTGCTGTTGTCAAACTCAAGTGTGACTATGCGTTTATCTTCAGAACTCATAATTTAGTTACCTCTTTCCAGACACTATTAGCTATTTCATCGAAGACCGGCTGGATTGCTGGAGCAATAAAGTGTCTGCCCTGCACATATCCTCCGTTTCTAGTTCCATGACCCCTATCAACAAGTATGGCGATCGGAATTCCCGTTTTGGTAAGATTGTCATTAGTCCAATAGATGGCTATCTGATCGTTTGTCTGCTCGATCTTATAGCTCCAGGAACTAGCAGTCTTACCTGTATCAATCGGGGTGTATAAAGCAAGCATGGTTGTTCCGAGAATGCCATATTTATTAAGTCCGTCGTAGATCTTCTTTGTTCTTACTCGTTTAAAGAAATTCTCGGTATGCTTGAAATCGCCCTTTTGTTTAATTCCGATCATTTTGGTTAACCTCTCGAATGATGTTTAGCTCTTCTTGCGGCGTTTAACTTATTCTGCCTTGCATACTGCTCATTTCTGGTCATCTTCTTTGGCTTCTTGTTCTTCTCATCGCAGACTTTTATAAGTGTTATCAGTCTGTTCAAGTGCCACTTTTGGCATTCAAATGGGATTTGATAACTCACCATCCAGTAATAGAGAATCTCAGATGTTATGACAGGTTTAGATTTACCTTTGTTATTTTGGTTGTCTGAAAACCAGGTTGCGGTCATCGGGTCGTTTATGTATTCAACTATTTTTCTTGCCTCAGAGTCAGGAATACAGAAATACACCTTCGGATCGACGTTTTGCGTAAGTGTCATACACCTGATATAATCAATTGACTCTTCTCTGGTTTTCTTATACCTGTCGTCCAGATACGGTTTGTGCCATTTGGATTCCCATTTTGAAATTGAGACGAGGGAATGCTCAAGAGAAAGAGTCTGCCGTTTCACACTGATGAATTCGTTTGTTGATGAATCGTACACTTCACCTTCAGGAATCGTGATCTTAAGCATTCCCTCTTACTCCTTTATTTCACTACATTAAGTTCAGGCCTGGCTTCTCTCGCCGCTGCTATTTCAGCCTCAGTAAACTCAGGAACGATAGCGTTTACGAACTCAGAAGCTTTGTTCTCATCAGTAACAAGCTCCATGTAGAGCTTCTCAAACGCGCCGGTCTGAGAGAAAGCCGTGGAGAGCTCATCGCTCTTGATAAATCTCCGACCGTCCTCTGATTTCTCACCGTAAGCTTTTAGGATGATGACCTTGAACCACTTGATGAGCTCTTCTTTGCTCTGGGCTTTGACGATCTTTTCCAAATACTCGCTCATGCCGCCTTTTGTGGTAAGTTCCATTTCCATCAGCTCCGGTTTGGAAAGATTGAAATAGAAATCCTCTTCTCTCTCGTTGCCTTTCCAGTCCACATACTTAATTGTTTTCTTGATCATTTGGTTTCGTCTCCTTTTCTTAAATTAAAAAAGAGAGGGAGTGCAATTTCTGCATCCCTCTCGATAAATAGGTAACTACATTTAGGTCTCGCCTGTCTCGCCGGACTCACCGCCAGCAAACAGCGCCAGCACCTGTGCCGGAGTCGGAAGAGTTGGCTCAGAACTATCGGAGCCATACAGCAGATCCTCCAGAGCAGTAAGAGCCTCCCCGTTAGCCTTGGTAGAGTCAATCTCGATATGAGCGGTGGGTTTGTAGTTGCCGCCAAGAGAAACAGGAGTTGTACTCACTTCCCAGGAGAAGTTAATAGCATCCGGAGAATCATTCACGGTGCCGTAGCTCTTCTCGGACGGGGAAACGGTGGCGTTGTAAACCAGATGGATCTTGTAGCCATGGGCATCCAGCTCTGTATCATTACCAAGCAGGGTACGATAGGAAAATCCGAACGGCTTTCTGGCCTGCTGACCAGCGAACACGCCGGTAGCAATCTCTTTAGAGCCATCGCACTCCATGAACTCGTCCGGATATGTGAAAGCCTCGATCGTAGCGCCGTAATCCTCGGCTGCTCTCAGAGACAGATATTTAATATTGTCAGCGTAAAGGTCGTTTGCGTCACCGCCGGACGGGGACTGGTTAACAGAAGTCAGACCGTTCCAGCCAACACCCTGAGCATAAGTACCGTCGGAATTCTGAGGATACAGAACACCACGGTCTACACCGGTTTCATAAAATTTTTCTCCAGCTTTATCCCATTCGATTCTGGACATGATTTATACCTCCAAATCAATAATAAAGAACGAAATTTTCATGTATTAAGTTGTCAAATGTAAATGAACTTTCAAATCGGATGTAAGGGAACGCCATCATCAGCGCTTCGATTAGATCTGTATCTGCTGTTTTGTGTATCAACTGAACATCGTAGGCTCTGGTGAACTTATATACGCCGTTATCAGCGAATCTAGCGTCACCATCTCTTAGATTGTAAACGAGGCAAGGGTAAGACAATTTAATAGATTCTGGAGGTCTGAAATACACCTTGTTTGATCCCAAGACTTCTTCGAACTTATTTTGGAGTTCGGTTCGTCTATCACTCGGGGTCGGCATTATACACACCTCCTATGTTTATGATCAGTCTAGGATACGCAACTTCAACACTGGTTGCCTTAAATAAAGTTCCCATCCATTCGACATAGCGAATCTGATGAAAATGATTTGTGGCAAAGGGGTCGGCTACAATACTGAGCTGGTTGTTGATATCAAGGTTGTCGTTCTCTTTATCGTTAGCGACGGTCCATCTTTTGTTGAAGCGGATTATATCGCCGTAGTAGGATTTCTCAGTTTTAGACTCTATGTATGTTCCTGGATAATTCGGATCTTCAACAGTCTCGATAAATCCTATTATTCCGAACCACTTTGCCATATTTTCACCTCATTTTGAAATTATCAGGTCTCACCAGTCTCGCCGGACTCCTCAGTCACGCGCCTCGGCTCGACAGTCGTGGAAGAATCGGTAGCGCCGATAGCCAGGACAATTGCAGAGAACGGTTTAACCAGAGCACCGGAGATACGAGTCTCGATCAGGTACTTCATCTGGTTGTAATCGATATCGAAGTCCTCGAATGTAGCGGTCTCACCACCCTTGTCAGCGCCGATGTTGTAGTCAGCCAGGTTAACAATGATACCAACAACCTCTTTGTTGGTCTGGATGGTAACATTCTCAAGGACCGGAACAGTAACAATCTCTTTTACGCGCAGCGTGGTAGCCAGCTGAGCCTCGGAAGTGTACATGAAGTGGCCGTCGCCGTCTTCCAGAAGCAGCATCTCAGCAAGCCAATCCTCGGTCGTGAACAGAGTCGGGCTGCCGGAACCCTTGTAGTCCTTACGGGACTTGATTGCGGTACGAATGATATTCTTAGCAGTCTTAGCATCATCAGAGCCGGCTGTAACGCCCTTAACGACCGTATACAGAGCAGCATCTTTCAGGATCGGACGGATGTGATCCTCAGAGATGTGGTCTTCATCAGCTGTGGATCTGCCATCACCAATCAGGACGGCACGAGCAATCTCCTCTTCGAGCATCATGCGCATCTCGCCCTTGATCCAACGAACGACGTCGAAATCGGTGATATCGATGACATCATCACGATCCAGTTTCTGTTTCTTGTAGATGGTCTGCGGATCGGTGGCGCGCTTCAGCAGCGTGAAGACTTCCTCTTTCTTGAAATTGCCTTTGATGTAACCCTTAGCACGGGCCTCTTCCATCGTGATGTTGGCGAACATGCTCTTAACACGAGAGAACGGGGTGTGGTGTGTGCCGTTGATAACCTTGTTCACCCAGGTAGTGTCTCTCTTAATGAACTCCGGCGGGGTGTTAAGATTTCTTGCTTCCGGGAACAGGTAGTCGATGTCGGCAATACCATAGGTCTGGGCAGTGCCATCCTCATTAGCGATATCGCCAATTGCATGAGCCAGAACACCGGACTCCATATGCTCAATAACTGCTTCTTTGAAAGAACCCAGTCTCTTAGCATCTTTGGTGATCTCAGCAAAGTCGGCATGGGTCAGGGTGCGGCTCGGGGCCTTCATGTCGGTATCAAATACATTGTGCTTCATTACGTTATCTCCTTCTTCATCTTCATCGTAGTGTTTAGCATCTTTTTCATCTTCGAGAACAGCAGCCATCACCTGGTAAACTGCGTTTCTCTGTTCGGGGGTGAACTCGTCAAAGATCTCCTTGGGTCCACGAGGAGCAGTTTCGGTCTTTTTCTCGTTATCTTCCTCTTTGGATTTTGGTTCTTCGGCGTGTTCTATAGTTTCTTCAATCTCGTCACTATCTCCGTGCTCGAGTTCAAGACCTGTGTAAATAATTGCTTCTTCGAGGATCTCCTCTCCGGAATGCTCCAGAATGGGATTGTCGATAAAAGCTCCAGGATTAGCGCCGGCAAGCACCAGACTTACCTCTTTAATGTCGCCGTGATACACATCTCCACCTCTCTGGGTGAGGTTGTTGGCATAAATAGAAAGGGCAGTGATATCGCCATGCTCCACTGCCGTTTTCATAACCTGGGCGTTCGGAGAATCGTTAAACGAA